AGCTACGCCAGCAATCCACAGAAAACAGTGGATTGTTGTGCGCTACATGTAGTGGTGAGGGTGAAATTCTTCAAGATGATGGTTCTGACTCAACGGGAACCTTGATTCCCTGTGAGTTATGCCTGGGTACGGGTAGAGCTAATTAACAACCACCCCAATAGCACCAGTTAAGCGCGTATATCCGCATAACCGGAAATAAAAGAATAGTTGAGGGGAAAAGTAATAAGATTTCTTAGAAACGCAATGATTTTATATACAGCTGGCGTTTACACATGGCTAGCGTGTTACGAGATTTATCTATGGTCGAGGTGAGAGAGATGTATGTTTTAGAGATATTGGCTAGAGAGTTACACGAGTGGCCTAAAGGCGCAGCTGTGGTGCCGGGAGTATTCACAGAACAGCAGTGGCAAGCCAAGCGAGACGAGTTAAGCGGCAAACCTAAAGAGTGGAAGTTCCCGTGGGCAAGATATCGAGCCCAAGATGCTAATGGTTCGTGGTTTGAATTCTACACAAAGCCAGAAATAGCCAACCAAGAATGGGTAGAAGAGGATTACGACATCCCTGAAGGCGGTGGCGAAGTTCTAGGCGATTGGCGAGACACGCTAGAGGAGAGAGTGGTGGAAGATTTGGAACCTAAGAAATGGATATATACTGGAACTGATGCAGTATTTAAAGACCCAGAATCATGTAATGGCACTGGGCTTCCTCCGGTGGGCATGGTTTGCGAATTAAAGTCAGGATCTTTGAAGGAGTGGTATGTCGGGGAGTGTGTTGCGCACGATGGATGCCTTGCTGTATTCAAGATGTGCGACGATTACCCATTCTCTGCTGTCTATGCTGGATTCACCGCTGACAGGATCAGACTCATCCGCACCGACCGCGAGATACAGGTGGATAAACTATCGCCAATCATTGATGCAGCCATGAAAGAAATGATAGCTATGCATCCTGATGATCTGGCCGGGTTTATTTATGATAGAGGTTGCCGTATCGTAGAGGAGTGAATATATTTAAGGTTCCTAGGCGTTCGATAGAAGTTCCGATTAACCAAAGAGAGGATTGATATGAAATATATCTTAATCGCTGTAGCAATGATGTCTGCTGCTTTCGCTATGCCAGCAATGGCTGAGGGCTATGAGGGCTTTTCTGAAGTTCCTCCGTATGCCGTCGATTCAGCTGATGTTGGTGGTGTAGTAGTAGCGAGCAGCACCTGCACGCAATCAAATCCGTGTAGCACCGCGGGCCAGGGCAATCTGGAGCCGCACAAAGTGACAACTTGCCTACAATGGCCAGATGGGTCAGGCGCTCCGAACATTGCCTTCGCCGGACCTTATGAGGTTGGTTGGCGAAGTTAACTCTCTCAGTTTTCACTACGAAGCCCGGCATTGCGTCCGGGTTTTTTATGCTCTTCTCGCTTGCTTTTGTAACGCTTATCCGTTAGCATGAATGCATGTCTAAAATAATTGATTGCCCCGAATGCGGGAAGAAAGCCCCAGTTAGAAATGATGCAGAAGTTTGCTCACCATACTGCCGGCTTAAGAAGTGGAGACGGAATAAGAAGTCTTCGGAGAAAACAAATAAGGAGAACTCTCATGCCAGCTGAAATATATCTTGGGCTTGGTGTTTTTGTGTCGGCACTTGCGCTTATAGCGGCCGCAGTCGGCTTGGTTTATGTGTTCGGCGGGAAAAAGGTTAGAGAACAGATTCGGAGCGAATGGTGATGTCACAAGTAATAACTGATTGTCCATTTGTCAGCTGGGATGACGGGCTGGCTACTGAATTTCCTATCATTGAATGTGGCAAGGATTATTTTGTGATTAACATAACGCCCAATTGTGAGGCGAGTCTTGAGTCGATAAACAAACCAATTCAAGAATGGCAGCGGGCCGGTAAGCGGCGCATGCCTAAACCGAGGTGAATCAATGGAGTCCTGGAAGCGCGACACAATAATACTGTATGCAGGTGCGGTTTTGGTTATGGTCGCACTGTGTAAAATACAGGAATTTATATGAGGAACTGCAAATGGTAAATATAACAAAAGATTTCACAGTAACACCTGATGGCAATATGACTTATCACTGTGATAAGCCTGCGAATGTAAGCATGATCTTTAATCCTGGTGATTCTCTGGTTCGGGCTGAGTCAGTCAATAGAGAGTGGGATGGAGGAGGCTTACCGCCTGTGGGCACAGAAGCATATTGCCTGTATACCAATGAGGTTCATAAGATAGTGGCTCATGATATCACCGTTTATCCAAACATAGCGATAACATCTGATGAATCAGGTTACTGGGGTGCAAATGAGCATCATTGGTATCCCATCAAATCAGACAAAAAGAAAGCTATAGAGGACATGGTGAAAGATATTAGGTTCGCTCTAGATACATATCAGAATGATAAACAGATGGCAGAATATATGTATAACCTAGGCTACCGGATTCAGGAGAGCGATGAATCTGACTAAGAAAAAATAGTTCGACGCTCTATTGATTGGTGTGAAAAAGGCTATCACAAAATAACTACTCAAATGTACAAGGGAAATACGTTTAGCTTTGGGTGTATAGGCGCTGAGACTTGCTTACTGGATGACAACTTGAATCCGGTTACAGGAAACGGTTATCACTCTATTGATTTGGTGCAGGGTACAGCAAAAATTGGATCTAAAACTTATCCATTTACAGAGCATCTAAAATGGGAATTATGATGAGCAACGATAACATATTATTCAAAATGGACGATATAGGCGATTTGTTGATGCTATTAGGTTCGAACGATGGCGACTGAAATACTTGTCCAGCGCGGCCCGGGAAACACATTAATTCCTTTTGGCGAAGATGGTGTAAAAGCCATACAGTCTATGAAGCATGGCGAGACAGTTAAGGCGGTTATTACCAGACCAAGGAATATTAAATTCCATAGAAAGTTTTTTAGTCTTCTTAATTTCGGCTTCGATTATTGGGAGCCAGCGCCATATACCAAGATCAATGAGAAAGGTTTTAAAGGTGCCAGGAAGTTTGCAAGGTTTGTTTGCGATAATCAGCCGGATCTTTATGAGCCATTAAAGAAAATGATCAATGAGTTTTCAAAATCTTATACCGGTACTGAGGTAGAACCAGAAAAGAATTTTGAACAGTTTAGGCAAGATGTGATTATCCTGGCTGGATATTATGATTCGTTCTTCAGGCTGGATGGATCTCTTCAAATAAAGGCCAAATCGATTAGTTTTGCCAGCATGGACGAAAGCGAGTTTAACAATCTCTATAAAGCTGTATTCAACGTGATTTGGAATCTGGTGGTTAGTAAGATCAGTGGGTTTACCGAAGCGATGATGGAGAACGCCTTAAATCAACTTCTGGAGTACGACTAAATGAGAAAATTCAAAGTGTATTTCCGGTTAGGCGGGGTCAATCTGCACACTTATGTAATGGCCGGATCTGAAGAGGCTGCAATGGCTAAATTCGTTAACTTAAAAATTACCGTTGAGGAAGTGTTGTGACAACTACAGTAACGCACGAAGGCAGCAAGAAAGAATGGACCGGCCCGATTGAGAATTGGGATGCGCATAGTGATGTGATTAAACACGCTTGTGATGGTGGGGCGTATGAGATTCTTATGCTAGATACTGGTATCTGGTATGAATGGGAACACAATGTCATATCGGAGTTCAATAGAACGCGAGATTTCCGCATCAAACAGCGAGAGCCTAAGCCGGGTGAGGTGTATTACTGTGAAGAAACTCACGAGGCGTTGCTTATAAGTAGCAATATGGAGTTTGTGGGGTTGGCTGATGGTCGGCATTTCAGTCGTATTTACGATGGCGCAACCTACGCAGCCCCATCAGTGAAAGCGTATTATGCACTTAAGTTTCTGAATGATCCTTCAGAAGATGCGCTCTACCGTGTGGTACAACGAGCGGCCTAACTGGAGGATGAGTAAATGGGTATGACACAGATTGAAATGTGCCAAGCGAGAATAAATGACTTGGAGAAGGAAAGCGCCCATCTCCATGAAGCACATTGCATAGCCATCGCAGACGCTCAAGATGCGCGAAGGGTTGCTAATGAGTTGCAGTCTGAGGTTGAGCGGTTGAAGTTCGAGCTGAAGTATATGAAGCTTCAGCGGGATGTGCTGGCTTTGAATCGTAATGGAAGGGATAGTCAGGTTTATGTGGCTTTTGGCGAAATGGGAGATCCAGTTGCAGTTTGCTGGCCAGATACTCAATCCGCATCAATGAGGGAAGTGACTATGCCTAAATACGCCACCAAGCTAGAGGAGGGATAGTGATGAGTAAAGTAATACTTGGTGCTGTATCTATAGCCTGCTATGGCTTTGGTGCATATTTGTTATGGCCACTAGGTTGGTGGGGCGCGTTAGGATTTATCAGCATTGTTGCAGGCGCTATTTTGGCTAAAGCGGGGAATGACTTATGAGTAATGAACTACTACCGTGCCCATTTTGTGGGGGAGAGGCTAAGCACGACGCAGCAGGAGTGCCTACAGATAAGCCCGAGTTCGGAACGGCATGGGTTGTTTGTTCTGATTGCGGATCAAGCGGAACGATGTTTGATTTTTTCGCTGATGAATCTGACATCGTGAATCAATGGAACACCCGCCACGTTCCGAAAATAGAAGTTACTGAAGCAATGGTAGAAGCAGCAGAGAACCTGCCAGCGTATCAATATGATCGGCCGGCATTCGTGTTTCAGGCCATGCTCAAAGCAGCGAAGGGGGAGATATGAGCGAGTGCGATCACAGCAAGCTAATCCGGAAAGAATACACAACAGAGCATCAATGCGCTGGTCGGTTTGAAATTAAGCATAGCTATTGGCAGTGTGACCAGTGCGGTGAAAAGCATAAGTTGAAAAAGTCTTTCAAGGCATCGCCATGTTCACAGTAATAGCAGGTAAGTACGATGGCTAATTCAAGACGTAAATGTACCGGATGCGGTGACAGGTTTTTGGCTGAAACAATGACCAAGCACCCGTCTGGCTGGTTTCATTCATTCGACTGTTCGATGCAGTACGCAAGAGCGAATCAGGATAAGGCCAGGGCAAAGCTTCAGGCCAAGGCCAAAGCCGATATTAAGGTTAAGAAGAAAGCCGATAGAAAGGCTGTGAAGGATTTTAATCGATCCGATCTGAAGTGGCAGCACAAACAGACTCAGCCGGTATTTAACCGAATGCGAGTGCTTGAAGAAAAGCTGTGGTTTCAAGAGCGAGGAATGGCGCCGGAGTGCATAAGCTGCGGTAATCCTTTGGGTAGCGATCAATGGTGTTGCGGACACTTCAAAACCCGCGGAGCTCAGTCAGGCCTTAGATATGATCGGAAGAATACGTTTTTGCAGCATAACCATAGGTGTAATATGAATCTATCGGGCGATATCGAAGGATCGAAAAACACTAGAGGGTACAAGAAAGGATTATTGGAGCGCTTTGGTAAGGATGAAGGGCAGGCTATAATTGATTACTGTGAAGCTCATACGGCTCCGGTAAAATGGGCGTGGCAAGACATAGAAGAAATGCGTAAGGAATTCGCTAAGCGCGTAAGAGAGCTGGAAACACGGCTTGGTGCAGTGTGATATGCTTAATGAACAAAATTGTTTTATTTTAAACGAAACGGTGAAAACGAGATGAGTGGAGATTCTGCAATAACTCTCACCCCTGAGCAGATGGAGTTAGCAAGAGGACTTACTAATCTGCAAAGAATGAGTGTTCTTAATCAGTTTTTAGGCATGCCACCTGTGGAGGCCTACAAAGCCGCTGGAGGCAAAGCAAAGAACGATCAATCCGCTGCAGCCTCCGTATCCCGTATGTTAAAGGATGTTAATGTTAGGGCCTTTAACGACTCATTACTGGAAAGCATCACATCCAAAGCAATCATGACTCGTGAAGAGGCGATGGAAATTCTAAGCCATCAGGCCAGGACATCAATCAAAGATGTGGCAAGATTCAGAAAAGCTCAGGTCGGTGAGGATGAAGACGGGAATCCTGTCATGCAAACCGTATGGGAGTCTAAAGACAGCGATGAAATAACTGATGAGCAGGCTATGGCGATAACCGAAGTATCTGCTGGCAAGGACGGGCTTAAGCTGAAGCTTCATGATCAGAAGGCGGCCATCAAGCAGCTTGCAGATATGAAAGGCTGGAATGCTGCTCAGCGTGTGGAGCATACCGGAAAAGATGGCGAAGCCATTAAGACAGAAGAGATTGGTGATAACGCGCTTGCTCGTCGGGTTGCGTTCTTGCTGGCGAAGGGTTCGAAAACATAATCAGTGAACAGGTGAAAACATGAACGGCAAAGATGTTATTGATCAGGAAGATGATTCGACTTTTGAGATCCAGATATCAGGCGATGGCGCTTTAGTTGATGCGCTGCGGGCGATGATTAAGGGTCGGGATAATATCATTCTGGACGCCATTCTTTTTAAGATTGGACCGAATTGGGCTATGAATGACCTAGTTGAAAGATGCTCCATCGTGACATGTCACAATAACAAAATTGAGACATTTGTTGTTGATGGCATCGCCCTGGTTGAATTTCTTCCTCATGAAACGGTAATGCTTGCCAATAACGTAACGGTCACTCAGAAGTACCGGAAGTTGTATTCAATTAAGAGGGTGCACTGATGCATTTCTATAAAGAGCATGCTATCAAGTGTGCAATTCTGTGTGTTCTGAGCGGTATTGGGGGTTTTGTTGGATTAGAGCGTGGCATGTCAATTCTTTCTTATGTTGGCTTTGTTGTGTCAGCAATAGCATTTTTCATGAGTGCTCATTCATTGGGTAGGTATGATGCAGAGGTAAAACATAATGACTGATGAAATGGATAAATTAAAACTTGATGTATCGGTCTTTGGCCAAGGCGCTATGTTTATATCAGCTGATGGAGAGAGGGTTAATCATGTGCCGCTTACAGATGTTTTTGACTGGGACAAAGATGGAACAGCCTGTTTGAATGGCGAGATTATTGCCGACAAGCCATTAAGCTTTGATGCCTTAAAAGAAGCTATTGTGGCCATGCCGAAAGATCCGCTTGCTGAATGGATGAGAGACAAAGGCTTTAATCCTAACAATGGTTGTAAGCTTATTCTGCCTGAATTCATGAGAGATGTGGCGGGTAAACTTCCACCTGATTATATGTTGTTTTCTGAATATGTAGACTCCCCTTTGCTTGTCGATCCATCGGGTGAGGCTGATAGAAAAAGAAAGATTGAATGGGGTGCTGATTATGGATTTAGAATCTCTGATCAATCAATAGTGAGAATATCAAATGCTTGATGAAATCCTTCAGCGGCTCAACTCTCTGCCAGAGGAAGAGCAGAAGGAAATAATCGATGCCGCTATGGATGCGACTGAAGGGATGGTGTTCGTGCCGAACCCGGGACCGCAGACTGAAGCCTACTTCTCTGAAGCTGACGAGCTGTTCTATGGCGGCCAAGCTGGAGGCGGTAAATCGGCTTTAATCGTCGGTCTATCGATGGTTGAGCATACTAAGTCACTGATACTACGGCGCATCAATAAAGACGCTAAGAAGCTGGCCAAGGAAGAGTTAATCAACAATCTTCTTGGTGGTGATTCATCCGGGTGGAATGGTACCGATCTTACGTATAGTGCTGATGGTAGAGTAATCGACTTCGGCGGCTGCGAGATGGAAGATAATAAGCAGCGGTACAAGGGCGATCCGCACGATCTTATCTGCTTTGATGAGATTACTGATTTCCTGAAGTCTCAGTATGAATTTATCACCATCTGGAATCGATCGACTAAGCCAGGGCAGCGATGCCGGGTAGTCTGTACCGGCAACCCGCCGACAACGGCGGAAGGGTTATGGGTGATTCAGCATTGGGGTGCATGGCTAGACCCAAAGCATCCGAATCCTGCTAAGCCTGGAGAGTTGCGCTGGTATCTTCGTGATGTGATCGGCGATGAGATAGAAGTTGATGGCCAGGGTCCGCATCGAATTGGCGACAAAGACATCTATGCAAAGTCCAGAACCTTCATCCCGGCCAAGCTTAGCGACAACCCGGATCTTGCCGATGACGGTGAGTATGAAAGAATACTTGATGCGCTTCCTAAGGAGCTTAGGGACGCTTACCGTGATGGTCGTTTTGATGCAGGATTGAAGGATAACCCTTGGCAATTAATACCTACCTCATGGGTTATAGCTGCTCAGGAGCGTTGGCAGCCAAAGCCACCAGCTGAAGTGCCAATGTGCGCTATAGGCGTAGATGTTGCCCAGGGTGGCGATGATGACAATATTATCGCATCTCGCCATGATTGGTGGTATGACGAGCTTCAGGTTATACCGGGGAAAGAAACTCCGCTTGGGACAGATGTTGCCGGCGTGGTAGTTGCCAGGCGAAGAGATAACGCTGAAGTGGTAATTGATTGCGGTGGTGGCTATGGTGGCTCAGCATTCAAACACTGCAAAGAGAATGGTATCCCGGTTTACGCTTACAAAGGGTCGGAGGCCACAACTAGGAAGACAAAGGATGGCTCGATTGGATTCACCAACACTCGTACTTGTGCTTATTGGATGTTCAGAGAGGCGCTTGACCCGGGTCAGAAAGGCGGTTCACAGATAGCGCTGCCACCCGATAGTATTCTGCTTTCAGATTTGACCGCTCCATTCTATGAGACGAAGGGCAGCAAGTTTTCCATGGAGACAAAAAAGGATCTAATTAAGAGGATAGGTCGATCTCCAGACCGCGGAGATGCTGTTGTCATGGCGTGGTATAAAGGCACAAAAGGCGCTAACATACAGGGAGGCTGGAAGCAGGCATCAGCAAATAGAAAGCCCTCTGTTGTCATGGGGCGTGGAAAGAATAGCCACTCAAGAGGGCGTAGGTGATGAGTAAGGCATTTAAGAAAGTAGCAAGTCCTATTGCGAGTTTATTTAAGACTCCAGACATTCCACAAGCAGCAGTTAAAGAGCCGGAGGTAATGCCTCTTGCTGATGAAGAGGCTCTGGCTAGAGCTCGTAAGCGTACTGCGGCAAAGAAAGGTACCGGCCGCGCTAGTACAGTGTTAAGCCTTGGGGCTGGTGCTGGCAAGAAGACGCTAGGAGGCTGATCAATGGACTCAAGCGCTACTGAGATCGTTCGCCAAGCTGGGTCGATGTTTGAGAATCGCGTTCAGCTGCTGTCCCTTTGGCAGACTATTGCTGATAACTTCTATGTTCAGCGTGCAGACTTTACCCGTCAAAGAGATATGGGGGAAGAGTTCGCTGCAAACCTTCTGTCGTCCTATCCGCTTATTGCTCATCGTGAATTGATGGGTGTTATGTCGTCAATGCTTCGGCGTGATGAATGGTTCCATCTCACTACTGGAGGGCATGAGTCGCCAGGCAATGCTGCCAAGCGGTGGATGGAAAGGGCAACTGGCGTACAGCGTAAGGCTATGTATGCCAGGAGTGCTGGATTCAATAAGGCGGCCAAAGAGGGCGATGGTGATTTTGTCGCATTCGGCCAGGCTGCTCTTTCGGTTGAGATGAATAAGTATCGCGATGGTTTGCTTTACCGGTCATGGCATCTTCGTGATGTTGCTTGGCAGGAGGATGAACAGGGGCAGATCAGTCACATTGCTCGCAAGTGGAAGCCTCAGGCTATTGACCTGGTTAAGATGTTTACGGAAAAGGTATCTAAAAAAACAAAAGAGATAGCAGACAAAACGCCATTTGAGCGCATTGACTGCTATCACGTAATTATGCCGGCTGAATCATTTGGTGGTGAAGACTTTGGTGATCATCCGTGGGTTAGTACTTACGTTGAGATCAACGAGAATCATACGCTTGAGCAGACCGGTCTCTACAACAAGATGTATATCATTCCTCGCTGGCAGACGATCAGCGGCTCTCAGTATGCATATTCACCGGCAACGGTTGCAGCTCTTCCTGATGCTCGATTGATTCAG